TTCGCTTATACAGTAAAAAGTACACCAGACAATAAGCCTCTGATTGAGGTAACCTATAAAAATGAACTAAAACAATTCCGTCCAGAAGAAATTTCCTCCATGATTCTTGTTAAAATGAAAGAAATAGCCGAAAGTTATCTTGGTACATCGGTAACTAATGCGGTAATTACTGTTCCTGCATATTTTAATGATGCACAACGTCAGGCAACCAAAGACGCTGGTATTATTGCAGGACTAAATATATTGCGTATTATTAATGAGCCGACTGCTGCTGCCATTGCATACGGATTAGATAAAAAGTCAAAAATCGAGACAAATGTTCTTATTTACGATTTAGGTGGTGGTACATTTGATGTATCTTTGCTTTCCATCGAAGACGGTGTATTCGAAGTAAAAGCTACTGCTGGTGATACTCATCTTGGCGGTGAAGACTTTGATAGAAGATTAGTTGAACATTGTATGATGGATTTCAAACGTAAAAACAAAATCGATATATCTGATAACAAGAGAGCGATGCGTAGACTACAAACAGCATGTGAAACTATGAAGAAGACATTATCGAATGCTACGATTGCAACGATTGAAATCGATGCATTGGCGGAGGGAATTGATTATAACACTATTATTAGTCGCGCTAAGTTCGAAGATTTATGTTCGGATTTATTCAGAAAAACAATCGACCCAGTAGAAAAGGTAATTTTGGATAGTAAAATCAGCAAGAGTGGTATTCATGAAATAGTTCTTGTAGGTGGTTCTACCAGAATTCCTAAAATTCAGGAATTACTGTCAGATTATTTCAATGGCAAAGAGTTGTGTAAAAATATTAATCCTGATGAAGCGGTTGCTTATGGTGCGGCAGTTCAAGCGGCTGTTCTATCCGGCAATAAAGACGAAAGACTGAATGAACTACTTTTACTGGATGTGATTCCATTGTCACTTGGGGTGGAAACCGCTGGCGGAATCATGACACCTGTTATTAATAGAAATAGTACTATTCCTATCAAAAAATCACAAGTGTTCAGTACCTATGTAGATAATCAACCAGGCTGTACGGTTCAAGTATTCGAAGGCGAGCGTCAATTCACCAAAGACAATAATAAATTGGGCGAATTTCAACTGAGTGATATTCCAGCAATGCCTCGCGGTGTACCCCAAATTGAAATTACATACGATGTAGATGCAAATGGCATTCTACATGTGAGTGCTGAAGAGAAATCATCCGGCAAGAAGGAGAAGATCGAGGTCACTAATGACAAAGGTCGCCTTAGTGCCGAAGATATTCAACGAATGGTAGATGAGGCAGAACGATTCAAAGAATCAGACCTCAAACTCAAAGAACAATATGAATCTAAGTCTTCGCTTGAAACGGCTCTATTTGGTGCAAAGGATATAGTAAATGATTCGCAAAAAAATAATAAATTGGAGGAAGATGATATTAGCTCTATTTCAGAAAAGGTGACGGAATTCCAAGAGTGGTTGGATAATTCTATGAATGAAGAATCATCTGTATACAATGAAAAGAGAACTGAATTGGAGGAATTCCTACAACCATTTGTGATGAAACAGGCTGCAGCATCTAATATTCATGAAACAGATGATACGAATGAACCTGCTGTAGTATCAGAAATGGAGGAGGAATGGTCGCCATCAATTGGTGATGTGGATTAAAGATGTTAACAAAAATTGAATCGTTTTCATATAGTATACTCATAGGTATAATGGACCAATCAGATTCCAATTCTTACTACGTAAAACATAATGTTGAATTCAAAGAGTATTCTATGCAGCAATATGTATATCATTTAGGTATTGTAAATGTCCCCGAAATTATTGAATATGACGCTATTAGTAAGATTATGATTATGAGGAAAATAGATAATAATAATTTATCACATGAATACGGCGAAGATGCTACAGATATTCCTGATGAACTATTTGAACAGGTCGTCAGAATAGTACAAACTCTTGTATCACATAATATCGAATATCCCGATTTAACTGGGTATAATTTTGTAGAAGATAATGACGGTAAAATTTGGATAATTGATTTTGAACATTCATTGGTCACATTGTCAAAATCGATTGATAATATTAATATATTAAATATTTGTAACGGTAACAAAGAATGGAACCCAGATTTCAGATAATTTATAAATTGAAATGAAGTAATTCAAATTATAAATAACAAATGGTAAAAATAAGTAATACTTATTTAATTATGGGACAAACATACAAATTTTACACGTGTATTCCCTATAAGAAATCACTAAAAACATTCACTGGTACATATATAGACACCAGTTGTGGAAAAATGCACGTTTTTGGATATAAGGATAGTAGTATATGTATGAAACAACATGAATTATGGACAGTTCCTATAGAGTGGATTACAGATGTCATGGTAGTTTCAGATGAATAATTTATGATAGTTACTTACATGATTTTACCACGATGATTTTTTAACACTAATTTTTGGACCTGCGCTTTTTCGTCGTGCTGAATTTGGATCATATGATTCATCTTCATCGTCCGAATTAAGATTCTTGGATAGTTCCCAGAATTCTTTGGACCCTAAACGGAAATCACTGTGATTTTGTGCCTTGTACCAGAAAATCTGATCATGTAATTTGTTCGTTTTGGCATTATTATTAATCACCAAACACTCATAATTTTCTGTACATTGATCCATGACTTGACAAAACGATTCGAACGTCGGAAACATGCCTGCATAATTCTCCCAAATTCGCTTACGATTTGTAATATAAGGTTCGCGTAAAATAAATACATAATCGATATTCGTTCTTAGATTAGGTGGTATACCTAAAGGATATTGCATTGTAATAATGAGTAGAATCTTCCAGTGACGTCCATTCATAAATAATAATCGCATCAATTTATCTTTTGACCACGATGAATCGTATAAGCAATCATCTAATATAACAAATGCTCTTGGGTCAATAGTGGTTCTTTTGTATGCTTCTACTTCTTTTTTCATCTGCTTCAATACAGTTCTCTGTCTCTTAAGAATATTTTCAATAATAGCTGTATTATATTCATCATGAATGAATAATTTTGGAACATGGCTACTATAAAATCCATTTCCTGCTTCTGTTCCTGAGATAACAGTACCTATAGGAATATCTTGATGATAGAATAATAAATCACGAACTAAAAAAGATTTACCAGTATCACGACGACCTATCAATACAATAACAGGACCAGTACTACCGTTTTTATCATCAGCATGAAACTTAATATTTTTCATGTCAAATTTTCTCAATTCTAATGTCATTACTTTTATTTAACAAAAAAACTATTCATAAAAAACGAGATAATAAGTTAAAACATTAGAGAATTTATATATTCAAAGGTTAAAGAATTAATGTTCGAAATGAGCTATATTAAGGATAATAGCTGTGCTGATTTCTCTGAACCTTTAAATGTGACAAATATTCAAAATTACAACCCGATTTACAATTTGTTTTTTAAACTAAACGAGTCAAACTATAACAATATTCAATTAAATGAACAATTTAAACTACAACAAATAAAAAATCGTGTCAATCACAATTGTTTCTCATGTGAACTACAAACATCCGACACATCGATAATTACAAATAAAGACATGTTTATCAAATTTTCACCTATAATAGATCCTACAAAGTATCTCATAGGTAAATATAATACTGAAAATGATGACCTATTTAGTCTACCTTCAATAACTGAAAGCAACGATATTATATCCAACAAAAAAAACGCTTACAATAACTCAGCATACACCGACGGATTCTTTTCATTTCTCTCCAGTAAATTATTACACAAACATGATGTTTTAAATGCAAATGACTATTATGGTTCCTTTATAGCCAATCAGAAAGATTTCCGCTATAATGTATTTGATGATATTGAATATCTATGTGAATCCGATTTTTTTCATGATAATAAAGATGTATTATTCACATTAGATGAAGCATTCTATGATGAAGCTGATAATAATGAAAGTAGAAATAACAAAAAAAAAATACAGATTAATAATAATAATAATATTTCATTAAAATCAGTAGAAGCGTTTAGTGATGAAATATATGATAATATATTTACTGCTTGTTCTACTGAATCTGAATGTATTAATAATGATGATAATTCTAAATTGGACGAAAAGTTAGTAGAAGATATTTCACCAACTGAGCATTCTCTCT